GGCGATGATGCAGAGCGAGGAGGAGCTGGACACGACCAGCCTGAGCGAGCATCCGCCGAGCCTGATGCACCCAGGGCCGACCAAGGAATAGGGCAGCACGCTGACCCCTTCAGCGACCAGAATGCACCCAGACAGTGAAGCTGGCAGGCCTACCCCAGAAGCTCACGACCCTGGACACCACGGTGGGCAGCCCCCTGCCCGCAAGGGACAACTATGGGCAGGGCCGTGGTGGCAGGCCCTGGCGCAGGAAGCGTGAGGCCGTGCTCAAGCGCGACCAGTACCTGTGCCAGCCCTGCATGCGCGCCCAGCGCGTGACCGTGGCCACGCAGGTGGACCACATCACCCCTCAGGCAGAGGGTGGCACCGAGGCCATGGACAACCTGCAGGCCATCTGTACCGAATGCCATGACGTGAAGACCAAGGCCGAGACAGCCCGAGGGATCGCACAGAGGTTCGGGATGTGAAGATCGAGACGGCCGTGATGCGATGCAGCAAGACCATGGGGGATTGTCCCACTGGTGGGGGGGTGGGTTCGGTCTTTGGAGCGGAAGACTCCGGACACCGCGCCCCCTCCTTTTCACACTTTTTTTTCTCCCGGGAAAAAAACCAATGACCACGGGGGAAGGTCCCGGTCGCCCTCGGAAGCCGGTCGCCCTGAGCGCCAGCCCGAAGCTCGACACGTCCGACCCTGCGGCGTTTCTGGAAGCGCTCATGCGGGACTCGGAAACCGATCTGACGATCCGCATGGCGGCCGCGAAGGCGCTGCTGTCGGTGCCAAAGGCGCGCAGCAAGGCGCTTGGCGTGAAGGGCCAGCGGTTGGAAGCGGCAGAAGAGGTGGTCAGCGGACGGTTCGCCCCGGGTAAGCCGCCGCAGCTGCGCGCAGTGAAGTAGGGTCGTGGAGTGGTCGACGGCGTGTCCTGATTGGGAGCGCCGGATCATCGCGGGGGAATCGCTGATCCCCTTTCCGCCGCTGTTCCCCGATCAAGCAGAGCTCGGCCTGCGGGTGTTCAACGAGCTGTGCCTGGTGGACGTCGACGGCAGCACAGTCGGCGTGGAGGGTATCCCGCGCATGGGGGAGGTGAGCCGGCAGTGGCTGATCGACTTCGTCTCCGCGGTGTTCGGGTCCTATGACGAGGACACCGGGCGGCGCCTGATCCAGGAGTTCTTCCTCCTGATCAGCAAGAAGAACACCAAAAGCACCACGGCGGCCGGGTTGATGCTGACCCTGCTGATCCTGAACTGGCGGCTGTCGGCAGAACTGCTGCTGATGGCCCCGACGATCGAGATCGCGAACAACGCCTTCGACCCGATCCGGACCATGATCTCGGCGGACGAGGAGCTGTCGGCGCTGCTGCATGTCCAGCCTCACCTGCGGACGGTGACGCATCGGACGACGGGCGCGGTGCTGAAGGTGGTGGCGGCGGATGCTGAGACGGTTGGCGGGAAGAAGGCGGCGTTCGTCCTGATCGACGAGCTCTGGATCTTCGGCAAGCGGGCCAATGCGGAGAACATGATTCGCGAGGCCACCGGCGGCCAGGTGTCACGGCCGGAGGGTTGCACGATCTACCTGTCGACCCAGTCGGACGAGCCGCCGGCGGGGATCTTCAAGCAGAAGCTGGACTATGCCAGGGCGGTGCGGGACGGCCGCATCATCGACAACAAGTTCCTGCCGGTGATCTACGAGTTCCCGGAACACCTGGTCGAATCGGGGGAATACGAGAACCCGGACAACTTCTACATCACTAACCCGATGCTGGGCGCGTCGGTGGAGAAGGACTGGATCATCCGCAAGCTCAAGCAGGCGCATGAAGCCGGGCCTGAGTCGGTGCGCGGGTTCGTGGCGAAGCACCTGAACGTGCAGATCGGCCTGCGGTTGATGGAAAACGGCTGGCCAGGCGCGGCCTTCTGGGAAGAGCAGGGAACCGCCGGGCTGACGCTGGAGGCGCTGTTCGAACGCTGCGACGTGCTGACGGTCGGGATCGACGGCGGCGGCCTGTCCGACTTGCTGGGACTGGCGGTGCTGGGACGGGAACGGGTGACGGGCAACTGGCTGCATTGGGGCCGGGCCTGGGCGCATCCGATCGTTCTGGAACGGCACAAGGGCGAAGCGTCCAAGCTTCTGGACTTCGAAAAGGACGGCGACCTGATCATCGTCAACAAGATCGGCGAGGACGTGCAGCAAGTCGTCGACGTGGTGATGAAGTGCGAGGCATCGGGCCTGCTGGACAAGGTCGGCGTGGATCGCGCCGGCATCGGGGCAATCGTGACGGCGCTGGAGAAGGCCGGTATCGAGCTTGAACGGATCATCGGCATCAACCAAGGCTGGCACCTCAACGGCGCCATCAAAACCACGGAACGCAAGGTTGCCGAAGGTGCCCTGCACCACGGCGACAGTGCGCTGATGGCGTACAGCGTTGGCAACGCACGGATCGAGCAGCACGGCAATGCGGTGGTGATGACCAAGCAGACATCAGGGTCGGGAAAGATCGACATGTTGATGGCGCTGTTCAACGCGGTGGTGCTGATGCTGCAGGATCCGAGGCCCCGTCGAAAGAGCTACACGATCGCCTTCCTCAAGACCAGATAACGGAGATCCCCATGGATCGCGCCTATAGCGTCCTCGATGTCAAAAGCATCGAGACGGAGTTGGAGTTCGTCGTCATCCGCGGCATCGCGAGCACGCCAGCGCCCGATCGAGTCGGTGACATCGTAGAGCCGATGGGCGCGCGATTCGCGCTGCCGATGAAGCTTCTTCTGCAGCACGACCACTCGATGCCCGTCGGGAACGTGAAGTTCGCGACCCCGACGCCGACCGGCATCCCCTTCGAAGCACATCTGCCGATCGTCAAGGAAGCCGGCCTGCTGAAGGACCGCGTCGACTTGGCGATCCATTCGCTGAAATACGACCTGATCAGCTTCGTCTCGATCGGATTCAAGGCCGTGAAGGACGAGGTCGAACGCATCAAGGAAACCGGCGGCCTGCGATTCAAGGTGTGGGAATGGCTCGAGCTTTCGCTCGTCACCGTTCCCGCCAATTCCCAGGCCGTCATCACCGCCATCAAATCAATCGACCGTGAACACCTGCCCTCTGCTGGGCACGGGGTGAGTGCGGACGACCCGGCGCCCGGCAAGGGGCCACACGAAGGACGTCCCGCATTCCGCGGGTCCGTCAAACTCATCCCAAGGAAACGCTGATGAAGACGATCAAGGAACAAATCCAGGACTTGGAGGCCACGCGCCAGGCCAAGTCCGCGCGCATGACCGAGGTCATGCAGAAATCCCTCGACGAGGGCCGCTCGACCAACCAGGACGAGGCCGAGGAATTCGACACGCTGGAAGACGAGCTCAAGTCGATCGACGGCGATCTCGTCCGCCTGAAGCGACTGGACGCGATGAACATCGAGAAGGCCGCGCCCGTTGACGGCAAGGACACAAGCGCCGCCGCCAATGCCCGCGCTGGAAACTTCGCGGTGGTGAAGACCGCCGAGAAGCTCGAGCCCGGCATCGCGTTTGCCCGTCAGGCGATCTGCCTGGTGCATGCCAAGGGCGACGTCGACAAGGCGTTCAAGCTGGCCGAGAAGCACTACCCGCAGACCGAGAACGTGGTCCGTCTGTTCAAGGCCCTGTCCGACGGCGCGAACATCGAGCAGATCATGCGCACGAAGGCGACCGTGCCGGCGGGCACGACCACGGACGAAACCTGGGCGGCACCGCTGGTCTACGCCAACACCACGTCCCAGGACTTCATCGAATGGCTGCGGCCGCGGACGCTGATCGGACAGGCGGACTTCCGCCCGATCCCGTTCAACGTGCGCATCCCGCGGCAGACGTCCGGTGGCGCCTCGCGCTGGGTCGGCCAGGGCAAGTCCAAGCCGGTGACGAAGTTCGACTTCGACGCGATCTTCACTGCCTTCACCAAGGTGGCGGGCATCACGGTCATCACCGAAGAGCTGGCGCGTTTCTCGGATCCTGCGGCGGAAGCCCTGGTCCGCGACCAGCTGGCCGACACCGTGATCGAGCGTATCGATACCGACCTGTTCGACCCGGACTTGGCGGCGGTGACCAACGTCAACCCGGCGGGTCTGTTGAACGGCGTGGCGCCGGTCGCCGGTCCGGCGGGCAGCGATCCCGACGACATCCGCTGCGCGCTGCTGCGCCTGTGGGCACCGTGGGACGCCACGTTCATGGGCGCCCGTCCCGCGTACTACACCACTCCCGGTGTGGCGCGCTGGCTGGCCTCCATGCGAGACGCGCTGGGCAATGTCGCCTTCCCGGGCATGTCGCCCACGGGCGGCACCCTGGACGGCGTGCCGGTGCGCACGTCGCAGTACCTGACGAACAACGGCGGTTCGGGTGGCTCGCCCTTCATCCTGGTGGATGAGGCGGAGGTCTATCTGGCCGACGACGGCACCGTCACCTTGGCGGCCTCCCGCGAGGCGACGATCGAGATGTCCGACACCCCTGTCGGTTCCAGCTCGGCCACGGTCACGTCCAACGGTTCGCCGTTCGTCAGCATGTTCCAGACCGACAGCATCGCGCTGCGGGCCGAGCGCTTCATCTGGTGGGGTCCGCGTCGCAGCGGCGCCGTCCAGTGGATCGACGGCTTCCCGTCGTCCTGCTGATCCCCTTGGAGGGGCGCTTCGGCGCCCCTCCTTCTTTACGAGGTCACCATGAAAGTCACCCCCGTGGGCAAGAAGTTCGGCAAGCACAAGCCGGGCGACGAATTCCAGCTGCCCAACAAGGCGGCGAAGGTCTTCATCAAGCTCGGCAAGCTGCAGGAAGTGCAGGCCGTGGCCCCGACGTATGAGACCAAGGTGCTCAAGGCGGAGGACGATGTCCCCGCCACTCCCGCGCCGCGCAAGCGTGCGTACCAGCGTCGCGACCTGAAGGCGGCCGAATAAATGAAGCTGATCCCCCGGATGAAACAGCTGGCAGGCGGCATCGCGCTGTCCTTGACCCAGAAGCTGAATCCGGGTGCCCTGCAGAGCGTTGGAAACCGCCATGGTTATCGTGGCGCGTGGTGCCGAATCGGCGAGGCGCATCCTGGCGATTGGCAGAAGAACATCGAGTGGACGATCGACTGCGTACTCGCGCATCCGACCGTTTACGCCTGCATCACCCTGATCGCCAACGACATCGGCAAGTTGCGCCAGAAGCTGGTGGAACAAGATGATGGGAGCAGCATCTGGGCGGAGACTTCGAGCCCGGCTTTCAGCCCGGTGCTCAAGCGCCCGAACCGCTACCAGAACCACATCCAGTTCAAGCAGTGGTGGATGACCTCGAAGCTGATCCGAGGCAACACCTACGCGCTCAAGGCACGCGACAATCGCGGCGTCGTCACAGCGCTCTACATCCTGGACCCGTGCCGCGTGACGCCGATGGTGGCGCCGGACGGACAGATCTTCTACCAGCTTGCATCGGACAACCTGACCGGCCTGCGGGAATCCAGTGTCACGGTGCCGGCGAGCGAGATCATCCACGACCGGATGAACTGTCTATTCCATCCGCTGGTGGGCATCTCCCCGCTGTTCGCCTGCGGCAAGGCCGCATGGATCGGCCTGCGCATCCAGAACGATTCCAGCAACTTCTTCGAGAACGGATCCAACCCCGGTGGCATCTTGATGGTGCCGGGCGAGCTTCCGCAGGGAAAGGCGGACGAGCTCAAGCGCAAGTGGGACGAGAACTATGGCGGCGACAATACCGGCGCGATCGCGGTGCTGGCCGACGGCCTGAAGTTCCAGCAGATGCGCATGTCCTCGGTGGACTCGCAGGTGATCGAGCAGCTGAAGTGGTCGGACGAGAAGATCTGCTCCGTCTACCACGTGCCGCCGTACAAGGTTGGCGTGGGCGCCGCGCCGGCCTACAACAACATCGGCGCGCTGCAACAGGACTACTACGCGACCTGTCTGCAGGTTCCGATCGAGGAATACGAGACCTGCATGGATGAAGGCCTCGGCCTGGAGCCGAAGGTCGAGGGCCGTCAGCTTGGCGTCGAACTGGATCTGCGCGGCTTGCTGCGCATGGATCGTGCTGCGCAGGTCACCACGTCGACAGCTGCGATCAAGGGCTCGCTGACCACGATCAACGAAGAGCGCGCGGATATGGACCTGCCCCCACTGCCCGGCGGAGACACGCTCTGGATGCAGCAGCAGAACTATTCCGTCGAGGCGCTGATCGAGCGCGACGAGAACGATCCGTTCGCCAAGCCAGAACCCGTGCCGCCACCCGTGCAACAGCAGCTGCCCCTTGAGCCACCTGCGGAAGATGACGAAGACGAAGCCTCGAAGTCGGCGATCGAGTGGACCCGCAAGGCCCTCGAGGCCGCACGCATGGAACTGACGACATGATCGATCCGGGTGAGTTCGGCAAGGGCATCGGTCAGATGATCAAGGCCGAAGTGGAGGGACTGGCCGGCTCTATCAATGAGCGCTTGGAAGCCCTTCAGGAACAGTTGAAGGCCATCCCTGCGGGCGACACGGGCGACACGGGCGAACCCGGCGAGCAAGGTCCGCCCGGCGAGAATGGGCAGGATGGTGCCACGGGCGAACAAGGCCCCGCAGGCCCGCCGGGAGAGGCGGGAACACCCGGCGAGAAGGGGTTGGATGGCAAGGACGGTGTCGACGGTAAGAGCGTCGCGCTGGAGGACCTCCAGGGGTTGGTGGAGCGCACCATCGAGGGCGCCATGACGAAGGCCCTGCTGGACTTCGAGCGGCGCGCGCAGGACGTGCTGCATCGCGTGATTGCGGCCATCCCCAAGCCGCAGGACGGCAAAGACGGCCGCGACGCCATGGAGTTGGACAGCTTCGACGTCACGCAACTTGAGGACGGCCGGACCATGGTGCTGTCTCTGTCCGCCGGCGAGACGCGCATCGCCAAGGAAGTCACCTGGCCTGTCCCCATGGACGCCGGCTTCTATCAGGACGGCAAGGCCTACGGTGCGGGCGACGGCGTCACCTTCGGTGGCAGTTTCTGGATTGCCCAGAAGGCGACCAGCACGAAGCCCGGCATAGGCAATGATGACTGGCGCCTGGCGGTCAAGAAGGGGCGCGACGGCAAGGACGGGGAGAAGGGCCTCAAGGGCGACGCCGGTCGGGATGCGAGGGCCTTCCCATGATGCTGGTGACGTTCGCCCAGGCGGCCGCGCACCTGCGCCGGGATACGACGGCTGACGACGCCGACCTGACGCTGAAGATCGAGGGCGCTTCCAAGGCAGTGATGAACTACATCCAGGGCCCCGGCATCGATGGATTCACCGATTCCGCCGGCGACGTCTTCGAGGACTCCAACGGCGTGGCGCAGGACGTCCCCCGCGACATTCAGAGCGCCACATTGCTGCTGCTCAGCGACTTCTACAACAACCGCACCCCGACGGCGTCCGATCCGGTGCCGGCGGAATTCGGCTACGGCTATCTGCCACGCGCTGTCGTCGCGCTGCTCTACCCGTACCGCAGCCCGAGCCTGGCATGACCTTCAACCCGGGCAAACTCAAGCACCGCGTCTCAATCCAGCGGGAAGTGGCTCTGCTCGATTCCAACGGAGACGCGCAGCAGAACCCTGACGGCTCGGTGCCGACCGAATGGGTCCAGATCTACAACGGCGAAGTCTGGGCGGCGATCGAGCCGCTGTCGGTGCGCGAATTCATGGCAGCCTCGGCGACGCAGTCCAAGCTGGTCGCGAAGATGGTGATGTGGTACCGGGAGGACCTGGACGCGGCCATGCGGCTGGTGCACGTGGTCAACGGGTCGCCCGGCAGGATATACAACCCGGAAGGCTTCCTCGCCGACAAGGACACCGGCTTGGAATATTTGACGGTCCCAGTCAGCGCAGGCGTCAACGACGGCCAATGACGTGCGCGATCCTGGCGAGCGGCGAGAGCATGTGTCAGTCGATCGCGGATTCCGTCCGAGGCCGCTGTCTGGTGATCGTGGTGTCCGACGCCTACAAGCTGGCGCCGTGGGCAGACGCGCTGGTTTCCATGGATGGCAAGTGGTGGCGCCATCACAAACCAGACTTTTCTGGAAGGCGGTTCTCCGGAGTCAGTACGTCCCACGCCGAACGTGTTCCGCAAGCGCTGTCCGGCTGGAATTCCGGGCTGCTGGCCATGCGGGTGGCGGTCGACATCTTCCATGCGCGGCGCGTGCTGCTGCTGGGATTCGACATGCGCGGCACGCACTTCTTCGGCAAGCACCCGGAGCCGTTGCGCAACACGCCAGTTCGGCGGTTCGAGGAGTTCAAGCACCAGTTCCGGGACTATCGCCCCAAGGACGTAGAGATATTCAACTGCACGCCGGGCTCTGCGCTGACGTGCTACGCGACGGCCAACGTGGAGGACATGCTTGAAAGCGTGGCTCAACCTGCGCTACACGCTGCCTGAGCGCATCGCGGTGTTCACCAGCGGCCTCCAGCGGCTGGGCTATGAGGTCGTTCCGGGTGTCACGACGACGCCTGGCGATCGGGACATCCTGGTCACGTGGAATCGGATCAAGCATGGCGATGTGGCCGCGCGCGAGTTCGAAGCCCGCGGCCGTCCGGTGCTGGTGACGGAGAACGCAAGCTGGGGAAACCACTTCGCCGGCGCCGATTGGTATTCGCTGGCCCTGAACTATCACAACAGCGCCGGCCGCTTCCAGATTGGGGGGCCGGAGCGGTGGGACGATCTGGGCGTGGAACTGGACCATTGGCGGGTTGGCCACGGCATGCTGATCCTGCCGCAGCGGGGCATCGGGCCGCCGGGCGTGGCCATGCCGGCGGGCTGGATAGACGACGCCTACAGGCGCCACGGCGGCCGCGTGCGGCGCCATCCTGGGCGGGACAAGTGCAGACCCCTGGAGGACGATCTGGAGGGCATCGGCAAGGTGGTGACGTGGGGCAGCGGTGCGGCGATTAAGGCGCTGATGTGGGGCATCCCGGCGGTGTCGGAAATGCCCGGCTGGATCGGCGAGCAGGACAACACCTGCGACGGCCGACTGGCGATGTTTCGCCGGCTGGCCTGGGCGCAAACTAGGATCAGTGAAATCAAAGACGGCTCCGCGTTCGACCGCCTCCTCCGATGCTGAGTTCGATGAACCTCTTATTCACCGGGCGCGGAAACTCCGGCAGCTGGCAAATCCGCGGCGAGCAGTTGGGCCTGGCCCTGGGGGCCAGGATCGCGCAGGGCATCGCGCCGGCGGATTGCAAGGCGGCAGACGTGGTGGTGGTCGTCAAGCGCTTGACGGACCACACGGCAGCGGTGCTGAAGAAGGCCGGGACGCCATGGGTCTTCGACGCGCTGGACTTCTATCCGCAACCGCGCTGCTCAAGCTGGACTCGCGAGGAGGCGATCGACTGGGTGCGCGAGCACCTGCAGCGGTACGCGCCGACCGGGATCATCTGGCCGAACGCGCGCATGCGGGAGGACTGCGACATCGGCATCCCCGGGGTCGTGCTGAAGCACCATCATCGGATCGGCATCGAGCGTAACCCGATCCGTCCGGCGGTCAAGACCGTGGGCTATGAGGGGTCGTCGTCCTACCTCGGGACGTGGCGACCGGCGATCGAATCGGAATGCGCGCGGCGCGGCTGGGCCTTCACTGTCAACCCGGCGCACCTGGCCGACGTCGACATCGTGCTCGCGGTGCGCGACACGCCGTTCAGCGGCTACGCGCAGCGGCATTGGAAGTCGAACGTTAAGCTGGCCAACGCGCACGGCAGCGGCACGCCGTTCGTAGGCCAGCAGGAATGCGGCTACATCGAGACGTCGACCGGCGGCGAATATTGGACGGAGGATGCAGGCGGGTTGCGGGTCTGCTTCGACTGGCTGACCGAACAGGGCGCGCGCGAGCTGATCGCGGAGCGCTTCGTGCAGAAGGCCTATCCGGTGGAGCAAGCCGCTGCGGATCTGGAAACGTTCCTTCATGGATTGTGAGGTCCTGCTGCCGAGGATCGCCAAGCGCGGCCACGCGATGCTCGAGGCCATGGTCGCCGCGGCCCCATCGGTCGGCGTGCGATGCCGCGTCACCACGGCTTACCAAGGATCGGCGCCGCTGCTGATGAGCTACGGCCTGGGCCATCTGGAGCGCCGACAGTGGACGGAGGCCCACGTCGCCCGTGGCGGG